TTCTTCTGGTCTTCAGTAAGCTTTTTATATTTTCCATCTACATTTTTAACATATTCTTCGTTAAGGCGATACATCTCACGAAGCTTGTTATTTTCATCCTGAACCTGGTCAGCTGCAGCTTTACGCCTTTTAGCATATTCATCTTTAAGTAATTCAGTTACACTTTCCTCGTACTCTCTTTGTATTTTTATATCATTATGGTTTATAGTACGAGTTAAGTCACGCGGCTCTCTTGTACGCGTTTTTGTAGTTTTATGTTTTCCTTCTATGCCAGCAGCTTCAAGTTGAGCTTTAGCAGCTTTTTCATATCCAGCCGCTAAATCAAAATATGCATCTCCTGTTTTCTCTGCAGCATCTGCTTCATCATTGAGGTCTTTAATTCTCTGTTGTCTAAAATCTTCTGCAGATACCTGGTCAGCTACTTGTAAATTAGCTGCAGATGGACCCATACCGTATTCATCAGTAGCTCGTAAACTTGTTTGTACCCACCGGTTTTTGAATTTATCCCAACCTGATGGGCCTTTACCTGCTTCTGTTTCTGCCTTATTTCTAGCGATTAAAGCTTTTTCATATTCATCTGCGGCTAACTTTTGAGCAGCGGCGGCTTTAGCTCTTAATTTAAGAGCATTGATTACAGCTTCAGTATTATCTACAAATACATTTTCAGCATCTGTTACATTATTAACAGATACTCCAAGCTGGTCAAAATTAGATTTGTTATCTTTAATCCACTGGTCTTTTTTAGCAGTAGTTTCAAGATTTTTCCATTCCTGCTGTAATTGCTTTAGCTTTACAATGTTATTGCCGTAGTTGCCATTAGTATCTTCAAGTTCTTTAGCTATATTATCAAGAGCCTCAGTTGTAGATATAACAGCGTTTTTTGCTTTGAAAAGATTACCAACCCATGTTATAATCTGTTTGCCAAACATGGAAAATACAGTAAGCAATATAACAAGTACAGTATTCCAGCTAAACAAAGCCTTAACTATTGAACCTGTTACACTTACTGTTGCTTTACCTTCTGCTCTCAACAATTCATTTTGTTTTCTTAGCCTAATAATTTCATCAACAACCATAGGTATATTGTTAGATATACCTAAAAAGAAAGTATTAAGTGATACAGCAGCAGCTGGTAATTCTCGTACTACCTGAGAGATAGATATTCCTAAGCCATCCCATGTTCTTTGATAATGTCCTACGGATAATCTGTAATTGCCTGTGGCTTCTTGAAGCTTTATCATTTGCTGATAAATTTCATTTGTTTCCGCTTCAAGTTTTTTACCAGTATCAACTGCTTCTCTTTGAGCAGCAGACATTTGGTTAAGCTTTATTTTATTCAGCTCATATTGTGCTGAAAGTCTATTATATGACCCTTCAGCAGAAGCTGCTATTGTTGCTTGAAGTTGAGCAACTCTATTTGCTTCTTTTATCTGAGTCGAATATAACTTTAATTGCTGATTTTCTTCAGATTGAGCGTAAGCTAATTTCTGTTGTGCCTGAGCTATAGGGTCAATAGTAGCTTGTTGCTGCCTTCTAGAAGAAGTCAGCTCAGATATTTTTCTTTTTAATTCTGTAAGTCGCTTACCTTCATCTGATTGCAAATAAGCCAATCTCTGCTCAGCTTTTTCAACTTCGGATAAAGTTTGAATATGCGGCTTCATGGTATCATCAAGAGCCTTAATTTGATTTTTAAGGTTGATAATATCATTCAAAAGCTGTTGACCCATTTCGCTATCTGCTCTTTCAGCCGCAGTTAAAGACTTATATAGCTCAACTGTTTGCTTTAGGTCAGACTTAAGACGGTCATAAGAAGATATAGCTTGCTGGATATAACGCTGCTGTTCTACAGTTGCTCTATTAGCATCTGAAGTTTGTGCTTTAAGCCAAGCAATCTGTTTACCTGTATCAGATAAAGCTAATTTAAGCTCATTCTGAGCTCTTTCAAGTCTTGACGTAGATGCTGTTGCTTCATCAATAGCTTTACGTCCTTCACTTGTAGCTCCACTAGCAGATTTAAGAGAATGCACAATCCTATCTGCACCTGCTCTGATAGCATTTACCATTGTCTCGTATGACTGATTGAGCTCGCCAAGTTGTTTGACAAGCTTTTCAATCGAGTCATCCGGCTCAATTATATCACTATATTTTATCTTATCGTCTTCAGCCATAATTATTTCCTTTTATGCCGTTTAACACTCTTGCTTTCTGCTTCTAATTGCTGTTTTATATTGTCAACAGCATTATAGAATTGAAGTACTGTCATCTTTTTAGCATCCATACTTGTTTTTTGAGCTATCAAAAGGCAAGTACTTTCAAACTGCTTATCATATTTTATTTCAACAGACTCACTTCCTATGTATGATTTTGGAGAATGCATATTAAGCATTATCATATCTATGGTTTCTATCTGTTCAGAGTTATCTGTGTCATTTATCATAGAGTCCAACACAAGAAGTGTTCTTTGCTTTAACTTATCGTATGCATCTTTTTCCTTTGGATTTACAAAATCTCCTGGAAAGTACATTTCAAGTTCGGTGGTTACTTTTTTTTTAAGCCAAGTCAAAAAGTCTATAATCTTTGAATGCTTTATTTCTTTAAGCCTGGCCAATATGTTTTTAAGTCCATCGTCTGACAAATCATTAACTTCTTCACCGTCTATGCTATGAATAAGAGCTGCAAAAGCTAAGTACCTCGGTGAAATTTCATTGTTCACCATATACATATTTTGCCTCATGTTTTGCAGTTCTTGCAAAGCTTTTTTGGCATTATTACTTTTAATGAATTTGGCAACACGAGTTATATGAGCATCAATATCATCTGCGTCTGAGCCAATTCCAGAGTCTATAAGCAAATACTTATTGTACTTCTGGAAATTTACAATGGGCATTTCATCTATGCTGTCATATACCCGTACGACTTTTTTATTTACTATCAGGTTTTTCATATTAAAATTCGCGTTATAGGGGTTGATATGATAGGAATAAATATAATGCTCATCTCGTTAAAGAAAATAGCGAGAATGATAGCGAGAATAAGCGACGTCCAAAAGCTTAAGCAAAAGTCACAATCGAATAATTGAGAAATAAGCTTAGGAGCTCTGGTGATTATCTCATCGCGCACACCGAGTTTTCCAATTAGCAAAATAGCAAATGCTGCTGCTAAGGCTATATATATTAAAGCCGAAAGCATTGTTATAAAATATACCGTTGACATAATTCTCTAGTTGTTAAAGTAAATTCAATTCGTATTCCTGCATAAGGGTACATGAAGAATTGTTTATCAATATCTTGTATACCTTCTCCTTTATAAGTATAGTTATTATAGATTTTCTCTATTGAATAACCTTTGTATATATTTTCAAAGCGCTCATATATATCATTTATAGCAAGCTTACCAGTCGTAGTAATAAGACCCGGAGTAGTTAATACTCGCATAATTTCATCTTTTACTTCTTCTGTATGCATAACAGTTTCATCTTCATAAATGCTACTAAGGTCATACCAGAATATAATAGCCCCGCTGAAAGTGTATTGTGGCAATGATTGAACTACTTCAGTAATCTTTTGTGGGTCATAAATATCAAACCATGAAAAATTGCCAAAGTTATCATTTGGTAAAAGCGACACATATTCTCCGTTGCCATTATACATTGCAGGATATATAAACTTATTACCATCTGGCCTATGTTCTACAAGCTTATATGCTCTACCAAATGCATAATTAAGCCACTTAAGTCTGTTCATAAGTGACTTTTGCATATCCTGTAATATCTTATCAAGCAATACAGGGTCTTCCTTAAATCTTATTTGTACTGAGTTTTCCTTCATTGTCTTATGGCTCTTTTTAACCGTTTAACAAGCTCTTTTCTTATATGTGAACGGATTATTCTTGTAAAGTTTTTATCCGTTAAGCGAAAAATCTCTTCACCATATTTCTCAATAAGCTCAGGTGTTTTTTCATCACTCGCGGTCACATAAAAACCTTCTGAGTCAAATACTACAAACATAGACTCGTGAAAAGCACCTGTGTCTCGCAATGTGACCCTTGTAGTAGGCTGACCTTTTTTCTTTTTTATTTGTATGGTTTTAGGCTTATATGGCATATAATCCATTATCTTTTCACCTCTACCGTTGATACCACGACGATATAACTGGTCATCTGCTATAGCTGATACTATTACATCTTCTTTGTCACGCACAATATCTTCTAATAGCATAGGCAAGCTATCCTTAAAACTTCGCAACCTATATTCCAGATTGCGGAGTGTCGCGTTATATCGTTTTACAGCCATACTTATACAGTTCTATATTTAATGCCATTGTTTCGGCATGGCAAACATACTCTATCAATTCCAGAAGTACTTAGCTTAATGGCCTTGAAAGCCATATCTAGCTGATAACTTAAACCTGATTTTTTCATAGAAGAAGAGTCACCATCTACCTCATATAATATATCAAGTCGAGAAGCATTGATTGAATGCCTATTTGTTCTTACATTAGAGTTGTATGCAAATTCACGTAACATATCTACGGCTACCTGCTTAGCTATGACATCTTGAAACATCATTCTCTGCTCAACTATAAAGTCTGTAATATCACAGCTTACAGTAACTTCTAAGTTTAATCCGTAGTTATTATCATAGGTATATTGATTGTTTTCAACGTCCCACAAATGTAAGCTTTCGTCTTCTATACTTATAAGTTCTTCATTTACGAAGAATGGATGAATTTCAAGATATTTAGACCATGCCATCCAAGCAAGTAATTCTCTACGCGAGCATGAGCCACAGGGCTCTTTTGACCAGTCTTTATCTTTTCTGATAGCTTGGCTTCCCTCTGGAAGTTCGGACTGAAAATAGCATAAATACCAACTTCCTCCTGCATCATTATCTTCACTTTGATATGGCAAATAAAGGTCATCGACTGTAAACCATTCAGCACTATTATCTCGTACTTTAGTCAGCTTTATGGTTTTAATTGGCTCATCCATGCTTGAATGCATAAGATACAAAATATATTCTCCAGCCTTAGTAAACTGAAGGCATATTTTATTTATTTTTGTGGTTACACCTTTTGCTCTTACTGGTACAATTTCAAAGCCAACTAGGTTTTTCTTATTCTTTACAGTATCTACTAATCTACCTGTTCCATCAAACAAAGTACGACTTTCGCATAATGGCTTGTTTGTTCCTTCTACCGTTTTTTCATTGCAGTATCTAGCAATAGCCTTTTGAATGCTTGCTTTTGTTTTGCTCTCAAGCCATTCAGAAAATAAATTGGTTTCAACCCAATACTCAGACTCAATATCGGGCTGTTTTCCTTGTGCTTTTTGAAGCGCTTTATATTGTGTTCCTTGATAATCAACTACATTGCCTTTGCTATATTCCTTTTCAGAATTGTATTCTGGAAAAGTCATGTTCTTAAAATCCGGAGCGATACAAGACATATTCTGCAAGGTCAGCAGCGGGTGAATTTGCTGAAAATATAAACCACTTTCGCTCACAGTTAAAGCATCAGATATTTTTAAGTCTGATGTGTCATAATTTTGCTCCCATCCTATCAAATGGAGTAATTTTTCTTGTATATCTATAGCTCTAACCATAATTTTTATATGTTTTAATGAAAAACAGGAGGTCACTAAGGTATTTTCCTCAGTGCCTCCTGCCAAAGCTAATAACAACTCAAAGATTTGCTATTTACCCAATAGCGAAATCATTGCTGAAATCACTATTGAATGACCTTCAGGCACCGGCTGCTACTGTTTTAACAACATCAACAGGCGTTGCATATACAGCGCCTTCGCTAGCGACATTAAACGCAAGAATAGGACTAGGCAAAGTAGCTCTATCGCTGTTATAAGCAGTGATAAACGCTACATCAACTGCAAATCCGTAATGTTCCTTACGAGTACGCGTCATATCAGCGGTAGCAGCTCCTGCAATAGCACTATAGTCTCCTACAGAGTCATAGAAGTACGTACCAACAGGCATGTTAATCACAGGATAAGTAGCAATACCCCACTCATGACCGTCACCTGAAACAGTTCCAAGCAAGCAATCACGTTCATAACGCAACAGCATTCCAAGCGAACCTGCATTCACGGCATAACCCTGCGCGTATTTACCATCAGCTGCTGCAAGGTTGTTCGTCAAGTGAATAATCTTATTACCAAACTCATTCTGCTTGTTTACATCGTTGTACAAGCCATGCTGTTGCAGCTTACGCATGATGCTCTCAACTCCAGGGTCGCCAATGATATGCAACTGGCCATAGAAATCATTTGCTCCCATAAGTACCTCAAGGTCGCCAAATACGTTCTCACGCTCTGTCCACTTCGCATTCAATGCATTAGTTGAAAAATCATACAACAGCTTGTTCTTAAGAACCTGAGTTTTATCTGCAGCCAAAATAGCCAAAGCAGCTTCATCGAGTTTCTTTGCTACAGCGTATGCATACTTCATCAACTTAGCATCAAAGTCACGCTGAATACCAATTTCATTGTTCATGTACATTGCCGGAGCAATAGTAAAGCCCCATGAATAGGTAGCAAACGTAATGTCAACAAATCGAGAAGTGTTTTCACTATCAGCAATTGTCAAAGAGCGAGTATTACCAATAGTAACATCCGCGTCATAGTCAATTACTGGAGTTTGAAGAGTTGTACCGATAGAAGTACGGGCCTTCTCTTTCAACTCAGGGGTTAAAATACCTGTAGGGTCATTCGACTGCACCATAAAAGCATCGAGCGCGCCGTACCTACTTGCACGATACTCATACTTATCCAATCTGGAATTAGCAAGAGTGTTCTGAATACGAGTTAATACTAAGCTCATAATTTTTAGTTTTTAATTTGTTAAACATTTTGCTATATGGTGCATTACCCTTTTACGCCTAATAGCATTTTTTAATTTCTCTTCTTTTTAGGATGTGCCTTTTTATCTTATTGGCAAAGTTGCCACGTTGTTTTCATTTCTTATTTCTGTAAGCTTTTCTCCAAACTCTGAAGAGTCACGAGTTAAGCCGTTTGCAAGAAGATGAGCTTCAATTACTTTGTCTGCTTCAAGCTGAGTTCTTACTCCAGTCAAATCAAATGTTCCTCCTTGACCGCCTTGTCCCTGAAAACCTCCTGTACCACCGCCTGTTTGTTTTCGACCTGCATCAATTACATCTTTCAAAGATGTTTCCATAACAAGCTCAGAAATAGTATAAGGATTAAGATTGTTTTTCGGGTTATTAAGGATATTTCCATCAGCTCCTCTAATAACAAGTTTCTTACCTCCTTGACCATCTTCTACAAAATCAGGTGTACCCTTTGCCAAAATTTCAGCTTTTGCTGCATTAAGCAGCGTCTTCTGAATAGGCTCAGTAATACCACTCTTAAACTTAAGACCTGCTGTAGCAGCTTGAAAAGCATAATCTACATGCGTGTCCTTAATAGTTTTATCAAACTCTGCCTTTTTGGTATTGAACTCAGTTTCCTTTGTCTGAAGCTGAGTTTGAAGCTGAGTTACTTGAGCTTTAGCATCTTTCAGCTGTTGCTTCAAAGTTTCATCACCAGCTCCTTTTTCAAGTTTAGACTGGAGCTCTGCAACCTGTGCCTGAGCAGCAGTAAGCTGAGTTTGAATTGTTTTTGCAGACTCTGCTTTAGTTTTGTACTCGCCAAGTACGCGCTTAGCATAGTCGTAACTTTTTTCACCATCTTTCTTTTTAATGCCTGTAATGCCAAGAATATCAGTGTCATACTGACCGTGCAATGCACCGATTTTAGTACCTATAACGGTATTCTCATCATTTCTTGACATCTCAGCAATTGCATTCAGCTGGTCATCTGTAAGACCTGTTAAAGCTGAACTTTGTCGTAGCATCTCAATTGTTAACATATAGCTTTGTTTTTATTGTTAATTACTTTTGTACTAACTCTGCAGCATCTCCGTATGGGTCATGCAAGGCCGCCATAATGGTATAACCAAGGCCTTTATACGTTTTCTTGAAAAGCTGCCACTCTGCAAATGTGAACATTTGAGTATATGCTGGTGACTCTTCTTTACCGGTCATTGGATTAAACCTACGACCGCACACAATTGACAAGTGCACCATCTTCTCAGTACCCGGCTTAGGAGTATAATTACTCTCAGCCTGTGTTTTCGATGCCGATGATTTTTCTTCGATAACATCATCAACATCTACTAGGAAAAGAACTACCTCGTCAAGCTCTTCCTGTAAGTCGCTTGTCCAAGCTTTTCCGCCTTTAGCCTTAGCAGCTTCTAGTTCTGCTTTACGCTCTACGACCTTTTTCTTATAAGACTTAACATCCTCAAGACTGAGTGCCTGTAGTTGCTGAAGTTCCAATTTCTGTAACATATTCCAAAAGTTTTTTGTTTATAATATCTATTTTTTCTCTCATTGGCTTATTTGAAGCAAACTCAATTATGTTAATGTTCTCACGTTCAAATTTTTCGACTAAAGTACTAAAATTTATTTTAAGCTTTACCAAATTTTCATTTAATAACTCTTTTTCATACAATTTTAACACTTCATCCAGCGTTTTATGTGGATATGGCTCCAATTGCTTTAAGATGAGCATTCTCTGAAGTACCAAAGGATTGTTACGATACTCAACTTCAAGAATTTGTTGCGATATAGCATCTAGTTCTGAGTTAGACGCACCATTCTCCTTTGCTTGTTTGTACTTAGAATATAGCTCTGTTACTGTGAAAACGTAAAACTCTGTACCCCAGTTTACAGAAGATGATATGAAAGCGCCTCCATACCTGAGTTTGCAAACAGTATCTTCGACAAATTTCTGTGCCAATTCAAAGTTGGTCTTTAAGGCATTGAGAACTGAGGTTTTGCTTTCAAAGTTAGCAGTTACCTGAGTTTCATTGATAGCTTCTTTTTCACTTACAGTACCACCTGAACCAACAACAGAAATTACAATCTCATTTTTAAGCCTTGCGCACTCATTGACATTATAATCAAGTGAGTCTTTATCGATAGTAGTTATCTGAACAGGATTACGCATATCTGCGACACCTTCAGATTGATTTGGTATAGGAACTTCTAAGAATGAACCAGGACCAGCTATACGCTTTTCGCTACAGCAAGGACACTTTTCAACTGTTCCATCATTGAGAATTTTATACTCACCTTTTGCATTGCGTAGAAAACCTCCATCGCAGTAATCACCAGTCTCATTATTCTCAAAATTACAATCGGCTTCATACGCACTATATATAGGATAAGGCGCATACAAGTCTAAATGCTGCTTCGAAATAGAGAAGAACAAATACCAATCAAGATTTGACAGCTCTTTTGTAATTGGATTTTTCTTAAGGTCTTTATTTTTCTCGTTGAGTTGCGTTGACCAAAAGAACCGAGCTGGACAATATCCTAAATCGTGCTTTGCCTCTGAAATAAGTGACTGAATTTCATTTTTCTCATTCAGCTGATATACTCTTATAGAAGTATCATCAAATACAGCTATTCGATGTTCCGGCTGTTTGAAAATAAGCCACTCAAACTGATTTTCATCAAGTCTAAAAGTCTGGTAATCAATTACGGCATCAATCTCAAGCCAATAAAAATACGGTTCTGGGCGCAAAGATGTTTGTACTTGAGGAAGGTCTACTACCAAAATACTATTTGGCGATACCTGCATTCTCTTCCATCCAGTTGTCTTCCACACCTCTGGCTCATTGAGGTTATTCTTTTTATACTGAGACCAGTCTTCTGCAAGCTCTGAGTCTGTAAACTGATATGAGCTTGATGAGTTACGACTATAGAAAACCCTTTCGAGTTCTCTATAGACGTCCTCAACTACAGCAGGTGTAGGCAACGGAAATTTGAACAGCTGAAGGAAAATGTTAAATTTATCCTTAGGAAGCAAGCTTTTTACCCAGTCAAGAAATAGTGTGGTAGGCTGATTAATATCAGATACAGCAATATTCGTCTCAGTATGAAACCTAAGACGGCGCTGCATATTTACAGCTTTCTGAATAACCTGACGTTTAGTTGGTTTTTGCAGAATTTGCTTTATCTGATTTAACTCTAAGCCCATTTTCTTCGTCGTAATAATAGTTACTATCTTGAGGCAGTTCCCACCCGCCGTTTAGGGCTGGGCCCATATCAAGCAATCGTTCGGCATGCTGAATGCCAAACTCCTGCCTCATATTGTATTTAGGCACAACCAACGTTACTGTTTGTTCTTTTTTCTTTCTCATAACTGAAAGTTTTAAGCTCCAGCGGAAGCGGCATTAACCCAATCTGTAAGAGGATTGAAGTCCAATGTTTCACGCTTGATGATGTAGAAGTTATCACTCCAGTTAGGATAGAATGACCATTCAATGGTATTGCTGTCCGGTTCTTCAAAACCGCCAAGCTTCTTATCGCCAACAAAGAACTTACCAATAGGAATTGGGAAGTATGCTGTAGGCTCATCCTGGTCATTTACCAAACAGCCAATGTTGCCGTTTTCATCAATCAGCCAAACGCCAATCTCTTCGCACATATACTGTTTCAGCTGTGCAATTGTCTTCTGACTTTCCTGATAAATAGTGGCAGAGAACGTTGTCGGCTCACGGCCAATTGTAATCTCAATACCTCCGAGTGTCTGGTTACCACCGCCGAATGTACGAGCTGCACCTGACTCTGAAGTAGGTCCCTGAATATAAGGTGAAACTGTCATTTTTGTGCCATCGGCCGCAGAAAACAAGGTAGAAAACGATGCTTTCTTAGTCGGGTCAGCGACAGAGTTCTTCGTTCCAGCTGTCTTATAGATGCGCTGGAATGCAACTTTTTGAACTTGCCCCATACTCTCCTTGCATTCAGCAATCTCAAGGTCGGCGATATGAGCACCGGCAGGGCATCCACAGTTTAATCCCATATTATTTATGTTTTTAATGTTAATACTACCGAGCAGCTACCCTTAACTTGCATCGAATTTACTTGAAATTTTGTGTAGAATAAAATTCTTCGCACAGCAAATATAATAAATTAGATATAAAAATGTATCGACTTTAACATTTTTTAAACTGAAATATTTTAGTTTTATTCTCGCAATACTTTTATACTTATCTTATGATTAGTTCATAAATATATGTTTAGAAGTATATAGAATGCGAGAATAATGCGAGAATATAAATTTTAACTCAATTTCTCAATGATATTTTCTTCCTTCCAGCTTTTCTAAGTCTCATTTCTACTACTCCAGTTAATGCATCTGGTGCATCATCATGAGCAGCCCTTCGCTTATTATCTTTACGATAAGTTGTAATAGCATTATAGAATTCACGCCATTTTTTATCCCAATTTTCTGGAAACGCTACATCTGAGTTAACAAGAGCTGAATTTGAAAAAATACGAGCAGCTTTATTTTTTGTCTGTGTAAAAGTATTTATGGCTGTTTTGAAATTATGCAAAGTAGCTCTTGTAATACGCTTTACATTTCTAGCAAACTGCCTACCACCATTATTGGACTCTATCAGACATTCTGTTATACTATTTTCTGTGAGCATTTTAGCCAACATTACTTCAGTTTTTTCCATGGGCAGTTGTGTGTATAGCACATCAATTACATATAGCATTTCTGGAGTATTTATAAAGCAAATTGCACATAAATAATCAGAGCCAGTATCAGCTGTATCAACGTAACACCATCTTTGATTAGCTTTAGAGCCTGATGGCAATTCTATATTTTGATATGTTCTAAACTCGTGATACATAAGGCCCTCAGTAGGAATTGGATTTTGCATATACTGCGTCTCAAATACTACCGGGTTAATCTCTCGTAGTTTATATAGCTCCTCAAGATTGTGCTTCATTGGCCAAAGAGCATATTCTTCTCCTGTCTCAGGGTCTGTTTGTATAACTGGAAGTGATAAAACAGTCCATGTATCTGGCTCTATCTCTTGCAAATAGCCACAGAGGTCATGCTCATGTAATCTTTGCATTATAATAATGATAGGCGTTCTACGCGAGTTAACACGGTTACGTATTGTATTTTCGAAGCGTTGATTTATGCGCTCTCGTATAAGGTCAGATGCTGCATCATCGGCTTTCAGGGGGTCATCGATTACAATTGCGCCTTGAAATATATTGGTTTTAGCATCTATCATTTTAAGCATTTCATTCGTGTGGTCATCGAAAACAAATATATCATTGCCTCCATCCATTTTATCTATTTCTTCATCCACCGCTCCAGCACCAAAGCCTGTGACCTGACCTTGTGTTGACACTGCATAGAGTTCTCCTCCTGCTTTAGTTTTCCATCTCTTAGCCGAACCTTTCTCGGATGCAAGAGCTGAATTAGGAAAGAGTGTTTTATATAATTCTTCACTCATTATATTACGTACAGTATCTGAATTGTCATTCACAAGTATATCTGAATAAGACAAATGCAAAAATCTGCACCTCGGGTTCAAGGCGAAGGCCCATGAGATAAATGATTTTATAACCAACTCAGTTTTACCATATCGTGGGGCAATATTAATTATAAGGCGAGTAATTTTACCATCTACAACATCTTGTAATACTTCGAACATTTTCTTATGGTGCTCTGCTACTATAAATGAGCGTTTATATTGACATTTAAACATTAGTTTAGTATACTTTTCAAATGATGTAAGAGCCTCAAGACGTAACATTTCTACAGGATTTACAGTTCCGGGCTTTGTGGCATCTAATGCTGTTTCTTGCATTTCTTTAAGTGACTTCATTGCCATATCTCTACTATTTAATTAAGTTTTCACGTATAATCATGTACGCTTCACGACTTACAGGCACGTTAGGAATAATGCCAGTTTGCAGCTGCTGCCCTTCTGGGAGACTTAATTGCATAGGTCCTTTGCCGAATATTCTATCCCATAATTTTTCTATAGTTTCAATGTTACCTAGCTTTTCGTCTTCAATAAGGCGCTTAATTATAGTCTTTATTACAACCGGCACTTTCTTATTAGCCATTAAGGCTTGTAACTGCGAGTGGTTACACGTTAACAAACAAGCCAATAAATTGGCCGTGTCCTGCTTTGTAAGCTGAACACTTAAATTGATATTAAGGCTAGTAAGAAGCTTTGTTATTTCAGGCCTTGATGCTCCTTGTAACTGAAGTGCTGAGCGTATAGCTGATGAATATGAGCCTTTGCCCGAGTCATGGCGTTCTGCTAACTCAGTCGCTTTAAGCGGCTCTACAGTCTGAGCCTCAAGTGCCTCAATAGCCTCAACTCGTTTTTGCTGCTCTACGATGCGTTTGGCTTGGAGCTCAGTTTGGCCATCTGGTATTTCTTCCACACCGAGTTCTTCTGCTAATGATTGACGCTTTTCTTGTTTAGCTTGAAGATTTTTAAGCTTCTGCTTTTCAAGATACTTAATACGAGCCAATTCCTTTGCATCTTGTTTTGATTTGATGCGCGTGGCCTCTTGTTCTACGAGTTTGGATGTGTCTGGATTAGACATTCCAGGAACTATTGGCCTGTTTGGCAGTATATCTGCTAATTTCTGTGCTATTTTATCTGTTTTCATATCAATTTTTTTAATTTGCAAACATTACATCTTTTTCATAAGACCACTTGAAGCCTCCTGTTGTTTTTTGGCCTAGTTTATCATTGCAACATGCACTTATATTACTCGGGCTTGTATTAGTAGCAATGGCGGCTTCTTTTACAGAATTATACGTTTCTAAATATAATCCGGTTTTTGCGTTAAACTTATGAACCATTTTGCCCGGTCTTCCTCTTTGTATTACTTTAAGGTCAGATGGGACATATAAAGCATGAGCATCTATTTCTTTTACAAGTTCATCGTATAAAGCATAGGCATATTCATGCTCTCCTCTTATTGAAGATGAGTCTGTAAGTATATTGTACCCGTATGGATAATAAGTATTATACTTTTTTATGAGCCTATATTTTTCTTTAAGCACAATACTTTTCTTTTCATCAAGCAACATTCCTTCATGCATATTGCCTTTCATATCTTCAAGTATATCTACTGTTATATACTTGCTAGATAAAAGTGCACGCCTCAATTCAAGATTTTCCATCTTGTTATTAAGGATATGGGCTATTAGCTTTTTGATACCTCTAAATACAGGATAATTGAATGTATGGCATACAAGCATTTTGCAGTCATACTCAAATTCTACTGTGAATAGAGCCCATTCTGTCATCAGCTTATCGACTGAAGAAACTGTATCGACATTTATGCCTTCTATTGTTATCATGTTTATCTGTTTTATATATAATTTCGTTTGCAAATATACTAATTATATTTTTAATATAACAATTTCTAATAAAGTATTTTTGTTAAAATATATTTTGCCTGCGAGAATGAAAAAAGTTATTTTACCAGCTAAAAGGCTGGATGGCATTGAGAAACAATGGCTGTCCAGAAACGAAGAAAAAATTTCATTGTTTACAGAAAAATTTTATAAGTGATTGATTTTCAATGATATAAGCCTATCTGCGAGAATGCGTAAACGAAATAAACGATATTCCTATATACTTATTATCTTATTTGTCATTTATACTTATATTATAATATATTTAGCCTATTTATTTTATTATAATATACTTTTATTATATTTCAATTCTATATGTAAGAGATTTAACTATATTATTGTTTCTTTGTTTATAATATATCTAACTTATTGAAAATCAATCACTTATCGAGAAACAATCAATTGTTTATTTTGTTTACATTGTTTCTCTTGCGAGAATGTCATTTTGCCAATTCCTTATTAAGTCTAAGGGCCTAAATTGATATTTGCGAGAATGTATGCGAGAATGAGAATTTATGAGCCTCTGGGCCTTGCTCATACTTATATATGATTTGAATCCCAATTTGCGAGAATGATTTGAAGCCAAAAAATTTTTCTGCCTATGGACATGGCTCTATATACTATATATAGGGGGGCACCCAGGCACTGCGGCAGGGGCCTAACTCGCACCAACATGTTTTAACAATTGGCCTGCGAGCCTCTGAGCCGGCGTGTTAACAGGCTTTAACAAATGAATTGAATAGCTATGAGCCTGTTTGGCTTAATCTCGTGACCCGTATCGCGTTCAAATCCTTGCGATGATAGTTTATATGGCTGAGAGGCTCAGAACAGGTTAGGAAATGTTAGATTGAGCCACGGAGCCACTCTGGTACCACAATCATTCTGGCCAGAGCCGGCTCACAGCTACACAGGAATTGAGCCACAATTCTTAACGTAAATTTAACATTTCCTAACTCGCTATATTTTGCCATATTGAAATTTATTGTACGTGCTACTTGGCTAACTGCCAGAATGTTAAATGTGGTTAACAACCATCTGATTTAACACAACTTAATCCTGAGAATTTTCCTATGTTATTTTTTTAGCACCTTAAATTCCTATCGAAAATTTTTATCCAAAAAGTTTCGCATATCAGATATTATTTGTATATTTGCATATCGGAATTGAGCAAGCGAGCTCACTAAAGATGCTAATAATTTTTAACACAAAAAGTTGCTCAAAAACTTTCTCGGTTAGAAAAAAAATTAGTACTTTAGCAATAACAAAAGAGCTATTAAGCTCAACATGCTGGTTACAAAGTTTAACACTTCCAAGCTGAAAATTTAACACAAAAAACTTTCAGGTATCAGAAAAAATGAGTAATTTAGCAGTAGATAAAGAAACAATAAGTAATAACAATAAAACATTACAGCAATGAAAGTAAATAGAAATTACCGTTTCGTATTGACGAACATTCCAAACAGTATGTTGGAAACAGGAGAAGTAAGAATTGACAACGAGGAAATAACCGGCGAGAGAATGTTTGCCAGTGAATGCCACTACTATGCCGAGAAAAATATCCTCGAGTGTATCAAGGACGCAGCAAAACGCGACGATTTGCGCGGCTACTACGAACACACCTACTGCATCTACAAAGAGGACAAACCGAAAAAGGAGACAGTAGAGCGTGAAGAGGACGGCAAGAAAATTACCGAGACAAGAGAAATACCTGGCAAGGCAATGCTGGTTGAGGTAATTACAGTAGACGAGAACGGCATAAATATTCGATAAAACGGATTGCCGTTCGCCCCCGGGTTGGACGCACAGGAGTTCGACTCTCCTGCCGGGAACAATCGGCAATATTGCCGAGAGAATTAAAATAAATTGTAATATGAAACGAAGATATAAAGAGTTATTAAAACAGGGCGAATATTCTAAGTTAACAACAATAGTACTTCGAAGGTTGTTGTTATTCGCTAATGATGAGCAGAAAAATAATATTGAAACAGAATTAAATAAACGTAAAAACATTAAATAGTCTTAGCCGCTGCAAGAGAATTGGCTTTTGGCGTGGAGCGATACCACCAGCGGCACATATATCAATTCAAAATTTACAGTAATATGGTAACAATGAAATTTTCAGCAACTAAGTCAGAAACATTGTTTTTGACACCGACAATCGCAGCTGAACAAAACAGCTCAGAAACAGCAATCCGATTTGCTCTTTGGCACAGCGTGTTCAGCATAGAGGTAAGCAAGAGTCATAAAATCGTAAAAGCTAAATAGCATGGCAAGAAACGAAATGTTTGTAACAGTTTATAGGCTTGAAGTTGAGGCCACTCGAGAGAATTTGGACAGTATGGAGAACTTCATAGAAGCCATTTCGGATTGCGCTATCGTGTCCAACGATGAGGGTTATGTAGCTATCATAGTAGCGTCTTCGGATGCCTTAGGGACAACGAAATTGGCCAATATGGCACTCAAATTCTTTGGCAAGGAGGGATATAATATAAGTACTCTCGGACTCTTAGGGCCGTTTAAGAAACTCAATTGATATTTTTTAACATAAAACTTGGAAAAAAGTTCCCAAAACTGTTTTATAAATTGAATAAACATATTATATTTGCAATATCAAAATAAAACAAGTAATAACAACTAAAATTTACAACATTATGGCAACAAAGAAATTTTCACAAATGACAACGAAGAAGTTAAATGCTCTTTTAGCAACAGCAAGTGACGAAGATAAAGCCAAGATTGAGGCTGTACTCGCAGCTCGTGAGCAAGCTC